GTAAGGCCGTAGCCGTTCGCGTTGGTGCGGCTGTAGGCTGCACAGAAGCCCGGCGCGTAGCTTGCGCCCTGGCACTCTGCGTGCGTCAGCTGCGCCGTAGTGTTCGCCTTACCGGCCCAGTCGCTGTACGCGGTAATACGGTCACTGGTTGTAGTACCACCGCCGCTGACGGCAGCAGAAGACCAAAGCAACCCGGCGCTGTCACACTCCGTAGGCGCGACGACCAGCACTTTGCCGCCCTCAACAACCACCACGCCGTCGGCAATTTCGCCTGCGGCTTGCTGGGCAGTCCATTTGTGCGGTTTGTACATAACCGGGTAATTGTCGCTTTTACGGTGCGTCATAATAAAGATACCGTCTTCCAGGGCGTCAAGGCTGTTGTTACCCAGCATAACGTTGCGCAGGTTGTCCGGCGTGATAAGGGTAACGTTACCCTGTGCGTCTACCTTAACCAGCTTTTCGCCGCTGGCAAAGTTGACTGTAGCGGGCTGACCGCTAAGTAATTTTGCTATTAAAGTCATAAGCTTATTATTTATGGGTTAATCTTCATTGTGTGCGCTGCAAATCCAAATCGAACCGGTATACGTCAGCACCACAAGACCGCGACTACTGAACACAGTAAACGTGCTGGTATTGTCATCGCCTTTGTGCCTTACCGTATTGCCGTTCGGATTGATTTGAAGGCTTTTTGCATTTTCGTTGTACAGGAAATACGTTTGGCCTTTAGAATATGAAGAAGGGTTTGCGGGAAGTGAAACTGTAGTGCCATTGGAATTTCCTAAGACTACGTTGAAGTCGTAAATATCCAAAGTTACACTGCTGGACGTAGTACGCCTGGTGTTTGGCCTCAACCCGGCAAACATACCGCCTTCTACTTTGATAGCGTTTGTGTGACCGGCGCCAACCAATATACCGTCATTGTAAGAGTGGGCGTCTATATACACGTAATTGCTACTGCCATAACCTACTGCTAAAATTCCCGATTTCGTCATACGCGCCCAATAGCCGGAAGCGCCGCCAGCACCTATGTAGTCTTGGCCAATCTCAAAGCCACCGACAGTACCGCTTTGAACGTCAATGTTTTGGAAAGTACCGGTTTTACACGTTACCGCGCCGTCCTTAGCTGTGAACAGTATATTATTGTTGGCATCGCGCATATCTATGGCCTCTACGCCAAGATTCTTTACCAGGGCATAGGTCGCCAAAAGGATTTTCGTAGCCACCAGCTGGATGCTATCGCCCAGCTGCCAATAACCGTAATTCTGATCAGCCGTACTACCAGGGTAATTGCTGCTGCTTTTACTGTGCGCCCTTTTGCAGACATAGTAGTTGTTGTTGTACAGCACTACGTCCACCCAGCTTTCGCCTTCGGCGCCAGCCTGGAAGGAATAGTAGGTAGGTAGATCGCTCCACGCCTGCGGGCCGCGCAGCGTAGGGCCACGGCTGCCGGTATTACCGGTATCGCCCTTATCGCCCTTATCGCCATACACGCCAATAATATGCGGGTCAGTGTACGTGTCACTGCCGGAAGTATACGAAGTCTTCGTGTAATTCCACAGATACTTATTAGTGGCCGTTACGGTTTGTACACTGGTAGTCCAGCCACTGGTATTGCGCGTAACGCCGCTACCGGCCGACGTGGCCAGGTAGTATTCCGTAATGCTTGTAATACCCCTACCGTCTTCGCCGTCAATACCGTTGGTTCCGTTTTCGCCCTTATCGCCGTACACGCCGATAATATGCGGGTCAGAATAACTGTCGTTACCGGAAGTATAGACAATCTTTTCGTAGTTCCACAAGTACTTTTTGGTAGACGTCACGGCTTGTACCGTGGTAGTCCAGCCACTGGTAGACCGGGTAACGCCACTGCTGGCAGACGTGGCCAGGTAGTATTCCGTGATACTGACAATACCTCTGCCGTCGGTACCGTTCGTGCCGTTGGTTCCATTGGTGCCGTTCGTACCGTTTTCGCCCTTATCGCCGTAAACGCCGATAATATGCGGGTCTGTGTATTCGTCGTTGCCGGTCGAATAAGCGATCCTTTCGTAGTTCCACAAATACTTTTTGGTCGAAGTGATCGTCTGTACGCTGGAAGTCCAGCCGCTGGTAGACCGGGTAACGCCGCTACCGGCCGACGTGGCCAGGTAGTATTCCGTAATGCTTGCAATACTTCTACCGTCGTTGCCGTCGTTGCCGTCTTCGCCTTTCTGCCCTCTTTGGCCGGTCGAATTAACCGGGTCAGTAGTAGTGGTGGTATTGTCCGTATAGGTAATAACCGATCGCGTCCAGATATACCGGCCGTCTATCCAGGAAGGCGGGCTGTTCTGCCAGCTGCCGCCGGAAAGGGCCGTGGCGCTTGTAGACTGGTAATACTGTTCTACAATACTTACCACGCCTTTGCCGCTGGGCAAACAAACCGGATCGCTGTACGAATCGGTGTAGTCGTCATAGACTACGTGCGTGCGCGACCAAATATACTTGCCGTTTTCCCACGCGGGCGCCGTAGTCTGCCATCCGCTTGTAGGGGCTGTAGTGTTGTTCGTGTGGCTGGCATATTCTACGTCTACGTGCAACACGCCAACCCCCTTGCGGATAAATTTAACTACTCTTGAACAGGTAACGCCCATAACGCCTTAGCTTTGCGAAGTAATGGTAATAGACACGTCGCCACCAGCCTGCAAGCAGTGCGCGCGGGTAACGGCCTTACTGGCCGCCGGTGTCTCACGGTCTGCCTGGCTGTTGAGGTAGACGCCCGCAGCGTCCTTGATCACGAAGTAGAACAGGGTGCTAAGCGCCTGCGTATTCGTGCCGCGCTTGACGACCACCGGCGTATAGGTAACAGTACCGTTTCCGTTGGTGTCTTCCGTTATGGCTTCATCTTCCGGGCTTGGGTGCGGGTCAATATCGAAAGGGTCGGAAGCATCCATAACGCCCTGTATATCCTTGCCGATCTCTACGCCGCCGCGATACACCGTAACGCGAAATTCGCCGTACGTGTCAATATCGGCGGCTGCCACGGTAAGAGTACGCGCCGTCTGGTTAGCGATCGTAACCCAACCGCTACTGCCCATTTTTTCCCAGGCATACGTTAGGTCTTGCGTCAGTTCGCTGCCGGACTGGTAGGCGTAGGCTTTCAGTATGCAGCTGCCGGATTTATCGGTAATAACGAAGTTTTTGTTATCGCCTGCGCCGATCGTGACACGGTAGCTGCTGCCGGTGGCCTGCTGGATAGGAATAGTATAGCTGGCCTGGATCGTGTCAGACTGCGTACCGTAGCTGATCGTGGCTTCCATTTTGATAACCGCCGGAGCGTAACCGGCCAGCGCCGCGATATTCTTAAGAATCTTGACGCCGTAGTACAGCTGGTCGCCGCTGGGCGAAATCTTTTGGAAGTAGCCCGCAAACGTGCCGGTGCTGTTGGCTCCACTCCAGGTAATTTTCGTGCCGTTGAAGTAAATATCAATCGCGTCCGGGGTGGCCACGCCTTCCGCTACACGGCTGGACGTGCAGACGAAATACAAGATCGGCTGCAAGGTTTCATAATCCGGCCGTATCGCCGTAATATCGTTTTGCGTTCCTTCCCACTCCTGGTACAAGTCGCCGTTGGGAGACATAATAACGGCGGTATAGGTACCGGCTTTGGAAATAAACTTAATAGTTCTGGTTGTTGAAGCGCTGCTCATAGCTTAGTCGTCGTTAGCGGGTTCCTGGTTATCGTCTTCTGGTTCTTCCGCAGGGGCCGTTTCTTCGGTCTCTGCCGGACTTTCGGCTTCCGGGGCAGATTCCTGTACCGGTTCGTCGTTATCGTCGTCTACAGGCGTCGTTTCTTCCGGTTCCTGGGTCTCAATGATAAAGCGCGGATCGGTGGCCACCGGCAGCGGTCGCGTTACCGTGCCGTCCTGTTCCTGCCTTGCTTCGTGCGGCAGCAGGGCTATACCACCAATTTGGGTAAGGGTATCGGTAAGCTGGGTCAGCGGCCCGAAGGCCAACATATCGGCTTGCCAAAGAAGGTAATTGCCGTCCTTAACCGTGTTACGGTCTCTTTCCAAACCCAAAAAGACGGCCACTTTGGGATTTGCTTTAATGTAACGTGCCATAGTTCCTATAATTAGTGCGTTATTACTTGATCAGAAATACTGCGCCGTCGGCGTCCTTGAATACGCTTTCGTCGTAATCCTTCCACGGCACCAGCGGGCCGGGGTCTTTCACGTCCACGCCCACCACGGCGCCGTACAGGTCGCTTACCGCCGTAGTAGGGATTGCGGGCGCGTAACCGTGGGCCGCTACCGCGTAACTGGCCGGTGTACCGTTGGCCCTGTTCGTGCCGATATACCAGATAGGCAGCAGGATTCTTTCGGGCGTACCCACAGGGCCGTTGACGTCCCAGATAGACACTTCCGGATAGATATACAGTATACCGGCGGGAATATCAACCGGCAGGCCCACTATTTCGTATTCGTATTTGGGTATGCGCCGCACGAAAGCCACGATAGCGGAAGGCGCCGCGTCGTTCAGCGTAACGCTGCCGGGGTTGCCTTCTATATCGTACTTGGCCCGGCAGCGGATAATCTGCTGGCCGCCCATAAGCTTGCGGTTCACGGTAAGGGCCGTTCCGTCGTTCGATATGCTAAGCCAATAATCGCTGTTGTCGGTTCCGGCTTCCGTAAACGTGTTGTTATCGCGCAGCACTTCCCAGACAAACTGCCGGTTGGCCGCCAGGCACTCTGCCGCGCCTACGCGCAGGCTGGCGTGTACCGTCTGGCTGTCCGGGTCGTTCAGCGGGTTGTATATCGTCTGGTCGGCAGCATCCAGCAGCAGTTCTGGCATATACACCGTGGAATTGCTGCACTTCACGATATGGGTAGCGTGGATAACCGACACCTGGTTTGTGCGGGAATCCACGTATTCGGCGTAAAATTCCAGGGTAATAGGAAATTCGGGCTGTGCGTTCTTCTTTACCTTGATACGCCCGGCCTGCCCACCGCTGGCGGTTATTTCGTAGTCGGTATCTGCGGCCAAAATCTGCGTGCGTACGCCGTTGAGGATTTGATACCACCGTATATTCGTAAGCAGGGTGTTTACGTTGCCGGGGCTTACCTGTTCGTCCTTATCCAGGCGGCTGACACGCGGTTGCAGGATCAGCGGCGTAAGCGTGTAATCCGGGGTAAATTCATCCGCGTCGGCGTTGTAGTTCTGCTTATCCGGCACGCTGCCTTCAACCGAAATAGTAATGTTCAGTTGCAGCGGCTTGAAGTTGAAGTCAAAGCGTCTTGTTTTCATATCTATAGTTCAAAATTTGCGCTGTCAGTGGCCGCCGGTTCCGCGCCGTCGCGCAGGGTAACGGTGGCCGTAAAACGAAGCACCGGCGGGATATAGCCGTTAAGGTCGCAATCCGCTATCGTAAGGTCTATTGATTTGCCGATAATGCCGCCCGGCGCAGCACCGGCCCGGCGCAGCGCCCAAGCGTTGTCACTGGCCGTACGCGGGTTGCCCTGCTGGTCTTCGCTGTAGCGCGTCCAAACCACGTCAGCGGGCAAAATATCATCGGTAATAATCTGGTTGTACAGCTTAGCAATAATGCGCAGCGTAACGGCGAAACGGTCTGGATCAAACAGGTAATCGGTGTCGGCAAACTCCACGGTAAATTCCGGGTTGCCCTCAACCATAGCCCAGTCCAAATTATCCCACGCCGGGGGCGTCTGCGTGCCGGTAGTCATACAGCGCCACTTGCAGCCCAGGTACCAGACGTCTGACGTTTCGTAAATGCCGGTAACAGGGTTCAGCGTGGAATTATAGTACGTGGCGTTCGGGTCATACTGGCCACGGTCTACGTATTCGACAATCGGCAGGCCCTGGTAGTCTATGCGTATAATATCCTGCACGATCAAACCGCGCGCGTAAACGTAGTCCTGGTTCGGATTTATCGGCAAATCCATTGCCCGCAGGAAGTCCGGCACCTTACCGAAGGAAGCGCCGTAATTCGCGCTGGAAATAATCGGCCTTGTTACGCCGGTTAGATGCACGATACGGCCTTCCGTGGAAGACAGATACAGGCAGCTTTGGCGGGTGGTATCAGTGGCATTGCCCCAACGCGCGATTTTCATAAGTTCGCACGGCGGGTAATTGTGGCCACTGGGTACCTGCGCGTCCGGGTACATAGTAACTTCTATGTAATTACTGGCCGGGTTCACGCTGTTTACCCTAAACCACGAAGTGTACATTTGCACACCGGCGCCCACGCTCTGCGTTACGCCCAGCGCTGCCGCGCCCAGGTTGTTTACGATACCCTTAACAACGTTGTTGACGGCCTGCGCGGTAAAGTAGCCTTCGTACTTGCTGTGAAGGTGCAAGCCATACGAACCGTTACCCAGATCGTCTATACTGTCAATCGTGTCTGCTTCCGTCAGCAGCTGGTCGCCCTCTATCGCAGACAGCCTGTTAATGATCAGTTCAACGGCTTCAAAGTAAGTGCGCACGCGCACGCTTTCAAATTCTGCGTTACCCTGCGGGTCTATGCCAGCACCGGTACCGCCGTACAGGCTACGCACGAAAGTGCCAAATTGGGCTTCACTCTGAAATACCGAAATGCCGACGGCGATTAACCCCTGCTGGAAAGTGATTTTACCGGCGGCCACGTCGTCGGCAATCTTCGACAGAAATTTATTGGCTACCGGGCTGTCGTCGGCAAGATCGTAAGCTTTGTCGGCATAACCAGCCTTTACCTTTTCCGTTACACTTTCAGTAGTCGTTATGCCGGTTTCCGGGTCTGTAACTTCTACAAGCCTGGTAATGTATTCGTAGCCGTCAGCGTCAATGCTCATAGCATCCAACGCCGGTTTATTGGCGTGCGTATGGCCGTCGCCGCTGGCGGGAGTATCGCCGCCGGAAACATTTACCACGGTGCTGCCGCTACCGGTACCACCAGACACGCCAAGTTCACGCAGCCGCTTGCTGCGGGGCCGCGCCGTGCGCAGGTTGGTTTGCAGGGTAAATTCCTTTTCTGCCATATCGCGTTAGTCTGCTTTATCGTATTCGTCCGGGCGCAGTTCCACCAGCGAAGCGTCGGACGTATCTGTAATAACGTCCATAACTTCGCCGCGCATAAGGAAAAGTTTTTCGCCCTGGTTCTGTTCAGTAAACACCTTCAAACCGCCGGTAGGCAGTTCGGCTTCGCCGTCCAGTGTAGTGCGCCGCTGGGCATACTGGCTATACAGGGTTCCTATCAGCAGTTCTTCGGCCTGCGTAGTGCGGCCCGCCCTGGTAAACTGGTTCAACTGGGCGCCGTTGTTATTGTTGAAGTACGCGCCGCGCGCCGTGGGTACACCGTCTTTGTGGGTGCCGCAAATCGTGTCAATCGTTATGGCCTCTTTCGCCGCGCCATTGATTTCGGCCTGGTATTCCACGTCGTCGGTGTTCACTTCCATATCAAACTGCTGGCGGTTCACGATCTCAAACTGCGGCAGCTTGAACAGAATTTGGCTTATCTTGTACCAAAGGTCTTTCGGGTTCGTGGTGCTGCCGCTGCTGGGCAGGTTCGTACTATCATCTATGATAATCCAACCACCCTTACGCACTTCAAGCCACAGGCGGCCGCCGCGTCCGCTGGTAGGGTACGGCACGTACTGGCCGTCCTTCGCTTCCTTCAACAAAGTAGTAATCTTGCCTACGTAGGTATTCTTGCCGGGCCGGTTGGTCTTCCACCCAAGCACGCCGCTTACCTTGCCGTCGTTATTCTTATCCCAGTAGCACAGATAGCCCCAATTTGTCGGCGCGTCGTCATTTGCAGCGTTATACACAGACCAGCTGCCGTACGTGTCTTCCAACGTCTTTACCGGGTTTCCGTTGTGATCGCGGGCCACCACGGTACGGTTAGACCAGCAATAAACGGTATTACTGCCGTCCGGCTGGAATTTCAACGTAACCGGCACGTATACGAAATTGCCGCGTTCTTCCCACAGCTTGTACCACTTTTCCTGGTTGCAGCCGTCAATAAGGTTGCTGGCGCTTTCAAAGGGATTAAAGCGGCAGTCCATAAGCATAGGCAGCGTGACACGTAGCAGCAGTTTTCCGGGATTATCCACCGGCGGCAGCCATACGCTGCTGCTGCCAAACAGCTTCGCACCGCAACTGGCCAGTGTACCGCCCAGCAGGCTTATTAGGTTAGGTTCCCCAATGGCAGCCCAGGTTATACCGGTAAGACCGTAAAGCGCGCGTCTAAGGCCCTTCGTTTCGCTCCAATGCTGCTTATTGCCGCTACCAGAATAAGCCGTCCAAAAGATCGCCACGCCTTCGCTTTCCTGTCCGTCGTTTTGCTCCACGATCTTAAAGAAGCGCACGCCGTTGTCGTATAAAGTAGCATTGGCGCCCAGTTGAGACAGCCAAAGCGTAAACCCGGCGTCGGTAGCATCCACCCAGTCGAACAAATCGGTACTGTAGTGGAAACTAAAATACTGGCTGTTGCCATAGGTGGCCGGGTCGGTGTTGTTGATATTGATACGGTTAATATCCACTTCCTGCGTATAGCAGTCTTCCGGCCCCTGCTTACCGCCCTGCGCGTAGGTGTTCCAGGTAATCTTTACGTTATTGGCCACTTTGTCCACGCCCATAGTCTGCCTGCTGCCGTTCCAGACTATCTGGGCCTGCTGGGCAAGGTTATACAGGCCGTTGAGGTCGTAAACCCATATACGGCCGTTACGCTGTACCATACGCAGGCCAAGCGGCTGCAAGATGCCTTCCAGCACTTCTTTAAGGCTACTGGCTTCGCCGTCTTCATCGTAGTAATTATCACTACGCATACGCAGGCTGCCAAGCGTCAGTTTGGCGTCGCCGATATAGGTGCTGATCATTGACTGGTCAACGCTGGTATAATTGATCGTGCTACGCGCCAGCGCGTCAGACAGGATGCCGTAGGCCGTCTGCATATCAGCCAAATTATATTTCAGCCGGTCAAGTATACCGAAGTCCGAAAAGATAAGCTGCACCGGATAGTTAGCCGCCCTTTCGTAAGGTTCTTCGTAAAATTCCGGATCAAGCGCGCCAGACCAGAAAAGGGTACCGGCCCGGTACACGTCCATACGAATTTTGCCCACTTCGATAGTGTACAGGTCTTCGTACGTGCGGTCGCCCGGACTTTCAACGCGGATAGTGGCCACGCTACCGCAGATCGGTTCTTCCTTATCACGCTTGCGCCACTCTATCGTCAGCGGCCGGTCTGCCTCAAAGGTAAGATCGCCGACGGTGGCAAACGCCTGCGCGGCTTCCTGCAAAATTTCCACGCGCCAGGTAATACCGGCGCGGCTTAGAAATTCGCCTGCATATCGTAGATACTTTGCCATACTAACTGCGTCGTCTTAAGTTCGTAGCCCTTTCCAAATAGCCCACCAGGGTGCGTTCTTCAATTTCAAACCGAACCTTACCTGCAAATTCTTCCGGCTGCATTAGATCGCGCAACTTATCCAGCGGCGCCACCACTTCCGGGTTACTGCTGGCGCCTGCGTATTCGCCGAACAAACCCAACGTAGGGCCGTAAGCGATCGCGCCGGACGCAAACTTCGGGATAGCCAGGATAGCGCCCACCACGCTGGCCAAAGCGGCGATAGCCAGGATAGGGCCGACGTACGGTATGCTGGCCACGGAAGACGCAGCACCCGAACCGGCGGCAAGGGTGTTGGTGGTGGCCAGCGCGATATTAGACGCCGACACCGCCGCGTTGGTCGCTACCTTTTGCGATCCTGCCGCTACTTCCGCGCTGGATTCAGCGGCCACGGCTGCACCTTCCGCAGCCTTCGCCACGGTGTGGGCTTCCGTCGCGGCCGTCAGTATCTGGATAATGGCTATAATAGACTTGATACCTTCCATTATGCTGAAAAAGCCGTCCACGATAGCCGAAACCTTCTGCCAGGCGTCGCCGTTGCCTTGCAGGGCGTCTGTAATGCTCTGAATACCGCTGCCAATATCCTTTATGCCAGCCCAGCCGTTGCGGTAGGTTTCAAAAGAATTTGCTGCAACGGCGCGCCAGCTTTCGTAAGTAGCTATCAGCGCTTCAATATCCTTGCGCTGTTCCGCTGTAACAGGGTTGTTAAGGTCAGCGAGCTGTCGGCGAAGTTCACGTATCTTACTGGTCAGCTGCTCAAACCCGATACTGCGGATTTCCAGCTTAAATTCGCGGCTGGAAAGCCCGCTGATCTGCGCTACTTCCTGCTGGGCTTTGGCTATATCCGCGCCGCGCTGCAATGCAGCGCGCTTCGCTTCCAGGGCGTTAATCGTCCGCTGGATCGTAGCCACTTCGTCGGCGCCAACCTTCTTTTGCAGGGCGCTGTAATACGATATGGCAGCGTCCAGTTTTTCTATGCTGTTCAGCTGGGAAATATCGGCGGGCTTCTTAGCTTCTGCCAGCACGTCGTCCCACGCCTGCTTTAGTTCTTCCAGGGCAGTGATCTGCTGCTGAATACCGGCGCGTTCTTCTTTCGTCGCATTATTCAGCAGGGATTTATAGTACGCCAGCTTGGCGTTAAGCTGGTCGTAAGTCTTCAACTGGTCATTGGGTATAGCCAGCACGCCCGCGTTTTCGCTGGCCGCCTTAAGGCGTTCCAGGCGGGCTATTTCTTCGTCAATTTCTGCAACAGTGGCACCGTGCGCGTATTCGCGCCGCTTCCGCTGGAAAGCTATTTCGCGGTCTATATCTTTGAGGCTGGAAAGGCTGTTGATTTCGGACGGCCGTTCCATAATCGCCTGTATCATTTCGTAGGCGGCTATTTCGCGGTTTATGTTTTCCAGTTCTTCCGCAGCAGCGGTATTCCGTTTCGCGCGCAGGTATTCCAGGGCTTTGGTAACGTCCTGTATACTGTTTATCTCTACCGGCACTTCGGCGGCCTTCTGGGCCAATTCTATAGCCTCTTTCTTCCGCGTCCACGCCTGGATCTGCGCCTGGATTGCGCGCTGCTCTGCCGTATCGGCGCCGGTAAGCTTCTTTCTGTAAATATCAATGTTGGTAGACAGTTCTTGCAGGGTCTTAGGATTGGCCACGGCGGTACGGCTGCTGCCGCCTTTATCCAAACCCTGCATAGCTTCCAACGTCTTTTTGCGGGCCTGCAACTGCTGGTTTTCAGCCTTCAACTGGGCAAGGCGCTTAGCGTCAGTGGTGGCCGCGCCTTCCTTTTCATTGGCTTCCAACTTCGCCTTAACCTGGTTAAGGTTCATTTCCGCTATAGTCACTTCCTTAGCGGCGGTACTGGCAGCATCGCCCGCGCCTTTCACGCTGTCGGCGTATTTCTTCGCCGCGCCTTCCACGATACCCAGTTCTTTACCCAGCGTTTCGTTTTCTCTGGCCAAATTTTCAGAAGCCAAACGCAAAGCTTTGTATTCGTCGGTTTCCGTTTCATACGGCGTACCGTACATTTCAGCTCCACTGGCTACAGAACCATAAACCGGCGTGACCATTTTTTTGTCTTGCCCAGCTTCGGCCATACGCCGCATTTTTTCGGCGTTGATATGGATTTGCGCGGCGTTTTCTGCGATCTTGGCGTTAAGGGTGGCCGCCTTTGCCTCAAAGGCCAGCTGGGTGGCGTAGTCCTTCGATTTGGTAGTAAGGGTATCGTACCAGTCGGCAGCGGTCTTGTGCGTGCCGAAGATTTCGCCGTATTTGGTGTTGAGGTCAGCCACGGCAGCCGCCGTGTCTTGCTTAGCCTTGATCAGTTCGCCCAGCTTCTTTATTTCATCGTCCATTGCCGTTTTGACTTCGGCAAACTTGGACTTAAAGGCGGCTTCCGCGTCGGCCAACAAATCGGTTTTGTCGGCGGCTTCGCTGGACTTATTGGCGAACGCTTCGATAATGGCAGTAACGGCCGCGATCGCAAGGCCCACGCCGGTAACGGTCATTAACCCGCGCATAGCAATTTTAAGCGCCACGGCAGACGCGGCAGCACTCTTATTACGCATAGTCAGTATGCGTACCGCCTGGGCCGCTTTATCCGTGCTAAGGCCAGAAAGACGCATAACGGCCGTAAGGCTTACCGTGCCGGTCTTCGTGGCTGCCTGGGCAAGGTTAAGGGCTTTCAGTGTCTTGGTCAGCGTCAGTACGCTATTGACAGACACCAGCACGTTTGCCGAAAACGACATTATGGGCGCAGCTGTGCGGCCCATACCTGCGATAGCATCCGTTACACCAGCAAACTTGTTTTTAAGCTTCTGCGCTGCCGCTTCGCCGGTGCTGGCCATTTCTTCAAAAGCCTGGTCAATGCTACCGGCGCTATCGGCCATAACGCCGATATTTTCAGTAAACTTATCTGCCTGTTCGCCGGTCAACGACGTAAGCAAACGCAGGGCGCGGGCGCTACCAAACAGATTACCGTAGATCGTTTCACTAAGTTCGCCGGTTCGGGCCGCGTATTCGGTAATGGTCTTATCTAATTCCTTCAAGAAATTATCCAGGCCACCGGCAGCTTTGATACTGGCCGCGTCAAACTGGATGCCCATAGCTTCTGCGGCCTTAGCGGCTTCCGTAGACGGCTTGATAAGGGATTTCAGAACGGCGCTAAGCTGGGTAGACACTTCGGCGGTATTGCCGGTAACACCTGTACAGGTGGCAAATACCGCCATAAGTTCGTCTATGGAAACGCCCAGCTGCGCAGCACTACCAGCCACGGAAGGCAGGGCGTCGGCCAGCTGTTCAAAGGTCGTAACGCCGTTCTTGGCAGTCATCTGTATTTTGTCCTGGATGCTGCCCGCGTCTTCCCAGGCCAGACCATAGTTTTTAATGATCGTAGCCGTTACGGTCACGGCCTGGTTGAGGTCGGCAAGACCGCCGATAGACGCTTTGGCGGTCGCTTCCAGGAAGGACAGCCAGTTGTCTTCCGGGACGCCGTTAGAAATTACCTGGTACAAGCCGTTAGCCAGCTGGTCGCGTGCTATCGGCAGCACCTTTGCCAGGTCGGCTACCTGGCTTTTCATTTGCTTGAAGCCCGCCGCGTCCTTGCCCGCCATAGTGTTGGCGGCGCGCATAGCTTTGTAGAAATCGTTGCTTTCGCCGGTTATAGCCTGGAAGGTATTGTTAAGCTGGGTAACGGCATTGCTTACCTGCCCGATCGCCTGTACCGACAGGCTCCAATCCATTAAAGACTTGTTGAGTTTCTGGGCCTCAACTACGGACGCGGTAATAACCTTTTTCAAGCCTTCGGCGTCAGCGGAAAGGGCCTTGAAACCCTTGCCGTCGCCGTCCAGCTTGAAAGTGATAGATATAGTGCTTTTGCCAGCCATTTTTGCTAATCCTCTCCAGTGCGGTGTAACAGTTCCTTAAAGCGTGCGCGCTGTTCGTCTCTTGACAACTTCGGCGCGTCTTCGTTCCGCATAGCCTGTAGTTTCTTACGATCCCACGGCAGCGGCAACAGTTTCTGCGGGGTTAGCTTGCCTTTTACGTGCGGCTGTACAGAAATGGTGGCCAGTATTCGCATACGTTCCCACTCCGCTTTACTGGCTTCGTCTTGCGCGATACGCCAGCTTTCACAAACCGCTACAAATTCTTCCGGCAGCAGCGCGGCGAAATCGTCGCGCGATAACCCTATTCGGCCAAGTGCAAGGCCCAGCAGATCGTAGATACCGACGGGCTTTACGCTTTTGGGGCGTCTTCCCCTTTGCCGGATTCCTGCGCGTCGCCTTCCTGGTTCTTAAGCCAGTTAGCCATTTCGTCCTGTTCGATGCTATCCGCAAATTCGATCAACGACATTTCAAACGGCTTTTTTTCACGCGCGCAGGCCGATTTTACGCAGCAGTACAGGTATACAACCTGGTCGGTAAAACTGCTGCCGTCCATTTCGGTAATTTCCTTACCGGTCTGCTCTTTGAAACGGAGCATAGCCCCCATCGTAGGACGACAGGGGTATGCTTCGCCATTGATAGTTACTTCTATCTTTGCCATAGAAAGACAGGTTTAGGTTAAGCCGCCACAACAGTAACGTTGCAAGTGTCGGTGTAGGTCTTGCCGTCCACGGTAATACTACCGGTGATAACGGCGCTACCGGCCTGCGCTGCGGTAACTACGCCGCCGCTGGTAACGGACGCCTTCGCAGACGCGCTGCTGCTGTAGGTAACAGAAGCGTTGTTGGGCAGGACAGCGGGCAGAATCGTAAACTTATCGCCGACAACCAGCTTAATGTTGCGCACGTTGAGGTTGATAAGACCGCCATTCTTGCCGGGGTACATATCGGGTTCGCCGTCGCTTTCCAGCGAAACGTTGTACGTTGCGTCGTCCTGCGACGGTGCGCCTTCCTCAATGGAAGTAATAACGAAATTACCCTGCACGTAAGGGCTTGCGTCGCCCTCACGCTGGAAAGCTTTAACCTGGACGGACTGACCGACGCCCCACTGGGCAGCGATTTCGTCGAAGCCGTTTTCAGTTTCGCCGTAGTACCGCAGTCCTTCTGCGGAAATGGAGATCGAAAGGCCGGTAATACCTTTGCCTTTCCACAGGCCGGAAGCATAACCGGCGCTTGCGACCGGCTTAACCGCGCGGTCTTTGGTCTCGCTGTTAAACGTAAGGGTGTGGTTGGTGCAGTGACCAACAGCCTTGCCGCCCACGCTCAGCAAAATATCGCTACCGTTAATGTAGCCAGAAGTAGGAAGCATAGTAGTATACGTTTTTAGTTGTTAGATTTTTACAGTAAAGACAAGTGACTGCAAATAAGCGTCGTCTTGCCAGGCTTCTTCGCTATCGGTCAGCGTGCAACTGCGCATTTGCAGCGTGTGGTCGTTCGTTTCCACGTCGCGCAGGTTATCCAGCGCAGCGCGTACGGCTTCGGCCAGTTCCACGCTTTCTTGGTAGGATTCAGCAAAGCAGATCACTTCAATTTGCACGGTGTCGGCGCCAGGGCCGGACTTTACCGGACTTTGAAACATAGCGGCACGCCGGTACAGTATGTACGGCAATATCGCCTGGTCTGTAACGACCGGAAATACCTTGCTGGTCTTCGCCGCCACGGCGGCGTCTTCCAGCAGGACTTCCCGGATAATGGCACCGGCACTTAATGAAGTCTTATTGGCAGCCATACTTCTTTGCTACTCTTTCGACGCTTGCGAATACTTCGTTACGCAGGTCTTGTTCTACACGGCCCATAACTTCGGCGCGGGTCTTGAACATAAAGCCGTACCGTTTCATACGGCCTGTACGGTGTCTTGCCCGACGCCGAAAAGCAAACCGGCGGGTGTGCTTTCCAAAGTTGGATTTGGTGTAACGTTCTTCGGTACCGCCTTCGGCCCAGATCAGTACAGGTTTTTCCTGGTCAAATCTGTTGGTATGAAAACCGTAGGCTTTACCACCGGCTTTGTTGGCCTTTCGCGCAGCGATCGTGACAGTAAAACCCGCACGGCGCTTGAAAACCTTAGCCCTAATACCGCTTTCCAATCCGGTCTTTGTGTTAATCGTAGTGCTACGAAGGTTGTTAACAGCCGCCTTACGCACCTGGTTAGCTTCCTTGCGAAAGCCACCCTTAAGCGCTTTCAACCGCTTTTCGGGTTCCATTTCAGCGAAAAGCCGCTGTAGGTTCCTATCATCGTAGCTGTAGCCCATTTCCTGCTATTCGTTTACCCGCACGCAGACTAAAGTCTGGTACCCTCTGTCAAGATTCGGAATAATGTTAGTCACGGTGTACAGATAGCCGCCCACCTGCTGCACCCGCCAGTTTTCGCCGACGGTATGCGCGTCGCGTATGTTAAATTCCACGCTGTAATCCGGGAAGTGTTCGCCCACTTCGTCGCTGCGACGGCCAGAAGTTCTGACCCTTTCAGCGTGTACCGTATTCCTGGGTGTCCAGTTAACGGTTTCGTCGCCGAAGGGGGAAACCTGGCGCACAGGTTCCAACAGCGTGATTCGATATTTCATACGTCCCGCCTGCATTAGTCCGCAAGTTTTCGATAGGGTTTGATTAGGGCCTGTAACGACGCCGGTACTTCGTGCATCTGCACGGTGCTGACACTTTCGCGCTGGTTATACCAGTGCGCGCCCAGCATAAAGATAGCCTGTATAATGCCGTGCGGAATTTCGCCGCCGCCGATTTCCTTTAATTCGTCTTCCGTCCTGTTGGTGGCACGCAGTACGGTTTCTTCCGCTGCGTCCAGCAGGTGGTACAGGTAATCGTCGTCGCCGTCAAAGTCGTCGGCGCGTACGTGCTTCTTAAACAGTACCAGTGTCGCTACGTGGGCCATAATCTTAAACTTTAGTCCGTTCTACGTCAGTAGGTGGATTACGCAGACTTCAAAGCCTCTGCAATAGCATTGGCGATAGCGTCAGCGATCTTATTAGCAGCGTCGTCTGCGCGCACGTCGGCAGCGGGTGCCGGGTTAGCGGTGTTGGCAGCAGCCAGCAGGAAGGCTTCCGGGCGCAGGGTCTTGGTGGCGTAGTCGCAGTTCAGCACGAAGTCCACGGCGTCCTTGCGGGCCTGGCTGTACGGGTCAACGACGAAACGCAAGGCGTTGAACAGACCCATAGGCTGGTAAGCCCAGTCGCCCAAACCGACGTATTCCGTAACGGTCGTGATCTTCACAACCTTGTTGCTGGCGGTGCAGTTCAGCGCAGCCAGTGCGGCGGCTTCGCCGTTCGGAGTAACGACCACTTCGTAGTCCGGTTCGTCCACTGCGGTGGTAGCAGCCCAGGTGCAGGTACCTTCGCTGTAGGTGGAGTTCTTGTACGTCACAACGGCCTTGCGCATAACGTTGCTGGTATAGATCGGAAGACCGGCCAGCTTTCCGTCCTGCACCATAGGCACGAAGACGCCGTTTTCGTTGATCGGCGTACCTTCCAATACGGCCTGCATACTCTTTGTCATAACCCAGCACAGGTGGGCGCCTTCGATACCGGTTTCCAGTACCTTAGCTTTCATACCGGCGTTGAGGTCAGCGAAGCTGGGCGTTTCGTGGACGCTGATAAGGTCAGCGTAACGCTTTTCTTCGTCGGAAAGGGTCTGCCCGGCTGCGGTCTTGGCGGCCTTGCTCATAATGTGAGCGTAAGGGCCAATAAGGTTGGAAGCGCCGCTGGCCTTCGCAAGGCCGAAGACAATCTTGTTAAGCAGCTGGGCCACGGCCTGCGGCATAACAGTCTTGACAAGCATTTCGATAAGACCGGCAGACTGGTTGATAGCCTGGTTGGTAACAGGGATAGCGATACCGATACGTTCCGGCGTAGCAGTAAGCTTCGACAGGTTAATTTTGCTGTCGGACAGTTCGACGCCTTCGCCGGCGATCGTGGCTTCTGCCAGGTCGTAGATCGGCCAAACGAAATCGCCCACAAGGCCGGTAGGCATAGGCAAGCCCACCTTATCCAGGATAAAGCCTTCAACCAGCGGCTTGATGAAATCCTGCACGTTCAGCGGGATAATACCGCCGCTGTTTGCATCAGAAACCATCATACCGGTAAATTCCCTTTCGTGGATAAGGGTAATTTCGGTCTGGCGGCCGTTCTTCACGTTCTCGCGGATCAGCTGTTCGGCGTCAGCCACGGCGTTGGGGTTCTCGCGCAGGTGTTCGGCCGTTGCTGCCTGCATACGCATAGTAAGCAGCTGGTTTTCGCGTGCCAGGGTCTCAAACTCTGTGGTTTCAGCCTCTGTGCGTTCGCGCTGCTCAGTCTCGCACGCGTCAGCAATAGCGTTAATGCGCTCGCAGTTCGCCTGGTAACGCTCTACCAGTTCACGAACATTGATAGTTTTTTTCTTCATTGCTGAAAAAACTTTTTAAGGGTTAAACAATCTTAGTTTGGGCAGCGCGGCGCATTTCGCGCAGCTGCTTATCTAATTTTTCAGTGTTGATAGGAGCCGTAGCCGGTTTATCCGGTTTCGCGGCTTCGCGCAGTTCCTGCGCAAATTCGCGGGCTTCTACGGAAGTGTCCGGGTACGCCGGATCAGCGGCCAGCGTGAAGTCATACACGTCGGTAACAACCTTTACAGTGTAGGTAATGTAAGTCCGGCCGTCGCGCACTTCAACGCTGCGGCTAACAAAGGTTTCATCCCAGTAATGGGTTGTAAACGCAAAACTGCACCCGGCCAGATCGCCACGGCGCACCAGTTCCAGGGCCTTATCGCCGTCCACAGTGTTAGGCGCCTCAAACTCAAACGCCACGCCCTGTTCGTCCACAGTGTAAGACAGCGTACCGCTGCCGTTCTTGGAGCGCGCCAAAATCAGCTGCCGGTCGTGGAACATTGTAAATTTAATGTCGCAGCCGTCCAGAAATTCTTTAGTAATCGCGCTGGGCGCAATAATTTCGCGCGCTTCTTCGTCTTCGTCGCTCCACAGCGGTTCAGACGGCGTGTTAAATGGGATCACGCGGCCCGCGATCACACGGCTGGGCGCTTCGCCTTCTGCGGCTTCGCGTATGTGCAAATCCGCGCAGGTAACGACAACTTCGCGCCGTACCAGGTCGTTTTTATTCTTCTTTTCCATTTTCAGTATTGCTTGGCGCCGGAGCCGGTGCCGACAGTTCGTTAATACCTTTAAGGTTGGCAGAAACCAACACGGTGTCGCCGCCTTCCACAGCGGGCTTGTTTTCTTCGTGCCGCCACTCATTGACGGTATACAGACCGGCGGCAATAGTATCAGCCTGGTACTTCACGCGGCTTTCCAGGTCGCAGGCGTACAGGCCGCGCCGGTCAAACTGCACCTTACGCTTGCCGTACATAGCCGGGCTGAACAGCTTACGTTGCAGTTCGCTTTCGATCTTCCGCAGCAGCGGGTTAAGGGTATTCGACAGAAAGGCCACGTTAGCCATTTCAGCAGACTTGTAATTGTTGCTGGTGTCGTCAAAGACAAAGGACGGATGCACGCCAAAGAAGCGGCAAATATCCCTAACAGTAAACTTACGGCTTTCCAAAAACTGCATATCGGTGCTGCTTAAGGAAATCTGCTTGAAGTCCACCTGGCCAGGCAAGCTTACGATACGTTCGCCGTGCCTAAACCGATCGTCTACGTTTTCGGCCGTCTTTTCCAGTTCTTTATCCTGGTATTCTCCGAAGCCGCGCACGCTGGTGTCGTTAGACACAATCCCGCGCACGTTACCACCGTTCTTAAAGCGGTCGTAGGTCTCAGCGTCGCCGACGGCCGCAATATCCAGGGTAAGGCGCGCGAAGGTCAGCACCGACACGCCCACTTTATTGTCGTAGGTGGTAAGGTTCTTAATATGTATGATTTCGTCTTCGTCGAAATCGCCATAAATACCATTGATCGTGTCACAGACGTGGTAGGTATCATTTATCGTATCGTGCATAACCGTGCCGCGCCCGCACAGGGCCAGCCGGTCGAAGTCCATAGTTACAGGGCTGTAAATAGGCACGATATAAGCGTTACCGTCAAGCAACACGTATTGCACTACCTGCACCCAGAAATCAAAGGCGTTAGTAGCAACGTCCGGCTGCACGTTCAGCAAATAAGACAACCGGCTGTCTGTATCTTCCACGAAGATATTGCCTCTGCGGCGCATATACTGCACGTTGAGGCTGGCAACAATTTCAGACAGCAGCTTTACACACCGGTACACGGTAGCCACGCACAGCGCGGTTTGCCCGGTGTAGGCAGGCCACCAGGTGCCGCCCTGTCTGGGCGTCTGCGGCTGGTCGCCCTTACCCGAAGCAGGCGCCGCCGCTTCCTGCTGGGCAGGTTCGGCGGCGTCCCGCTTAAAGTAATCCAGTATGTAACCAAAAAATCCCATTAGCGTAGATGCTTCTATAAAACCGCGCGCTAAGGAATTTTCTGCACCCAATTAACGGCCGCAAACTGTTGATTTTTGGCGCTTTATGGCACTTAATGGAAATTTATGGTAAAAAGAAGTGAAAAATTTTTTGAAAAAATATGATAGCGTTAATATTAACGTTAGCAAATAAGGGTTATAACGTTAGCGCTCATAATCAATAAATAGGCGCATATCCATAAGCATAGTTATAACGCCGTCAATCTTTTGCGTGGCCTTCCGCTTTATCGGCTTGCAGTTTTCCAGCTTATCGGTGTCAAGCACAGCGTTACCAAAACAGTAGGCGTTTATCGGGTTATCGTTAATAAATACGTGGCCTGTCTTCGCGCCGTGTTCAAAGGATTCCACCGGCGCAGTAAAAACACCGTAAGTCTGCCGCACTCCCTTGATCACGTTACCGGCTCCACTGGCCGCCAGCATATTGATTACTTCCTGCGATTTCCAGGGATCGTAACCGATATTCAATATACGCACAATACCGTTAAGGTACAGTATGTAGTCCACGATCGCCCGGTAGTCTATAACGTCGCCGTGGGTCAACCGCAAATAGCCTTTTTCAACCCAGGCACGATATAGCTTTTCGTTCGGGTGGCCGGGCAGCGCGCCGTCCGGGAAAAAATAAGCCGTGTGGAAGTGAAAGGATTTCTTACCCGGATCGTATAAACCCATAGTAACAGCGCTAAAGTCGTCTGATTCGGACAGGTCAATAGCCACCATAGCGTCCGGCCGTCCTTTGATCGCATCCAGCGGCATAGGCCGGGAAATGGAGCGCGCCAGGGTGCTGCTTATCCAGCTGCGCTGTTCGTTTTCGGCATATATGTTCAGCAGCTTGGTGCGGAAAGCCAGCATAGCTTCACTGCCGTTGCGTACGGCCTTCCGGTATTCAGACTGGTAAAAATCCAGCGACACGGTAACGCCTAAGTGCGGGTGTACCTTGCGCCAGGTGTCTTCACTGTCTTCCGGGTCGTCCAGGTCGGGTTCAAAGATATGGGCAAATACGCTGTCGTCTTCCCAGTCGCCCAGCAGCAGGGCTTTGTAGCCTTGCAGCATTTCGTAGAAGGGGCCTTCAAAGACGTCTGACGCCGTAGTAATAATAACCGTCAGCGGGTTTTCACGCACACCCATAGACGTGGTAAGCACCGTCAGTAGGTTACTATCAGTGGCCTGGCTAAATTCATCCATAATAACCGTGCTGGCGTTCAATCCGTCTTTCGTCCGGGCATTGGCCGTCAAACACTGACAGAAAGCCTGCCGATCAGTACGCTTGCTCTTAATGGATTCTTCATTGATCCTGTACCGGCGTTCCAGGGGGTCTAACTTCCGCACGCAGCCACGGATTACGTCGAAGCACTTTTTAGCCTGGTCGTTACTGTTGGCGCCGGTGTAGCACTCCGCGTTTGCTTCGCCGTACAGCAGATCGTAGACGGCCAGCGACGCGCTGCTGGTCGTCTTGCTGAATTTGCGCGGCACGTACAGCAGCACTTCGCGTATAACGCGCCTACCGTCCTTCCAGAAAGCGAAGATATGGGCAAACTGGAAGCACTGCACCGGCGTAAGCTGGTAGGTCTGTAAGCCGGTCTTGCCGGGGAAGTACAGGGATTCGTACAGCGTAAAGAAACGCTGGACTTCGGTAACGTTGATACCATACCGGCGGCAGAAACCAAAGAAGCGCAGCACGGCCAGCTGTTCGTACAGGTTATGGCCGTCTGGATTCGTAGCCACTTCCCGCACGTAGTCTTCTATGCGGGCGTCCACTTCATCCAGGCGGTAATCCTCTATACGGACGGCTGCCAGCGCAGCAGTCACGTCGGCTTTGGCTTGCCGCAGTTTGTCCCTTTCTTCCTCTGTCATTAGTCAGTACCGGCGGGTTTTACAACTACCGGTTTTTTCTTGCCGGTCTTCACTACCTTCTTTGTCAGTTCTACCAGCGGGTCGGTTTCATCGGTACCGGCCAGCTGGTCGGTAGTCAAGCCTAAAATTTTCATCTGCCTGGTTATGCTGTCCTGCGCATCCTTCTGAACCTTGAAGGCTGGGTGCGGCGCCAGCTTCCAGCCGTACCGGGTTTCTTCGGTAACGGTTACTTCGGTCAGTCCGTCTATCTGGTCGTTGGCCAGGTCTAAGGTACGCAGTGCGGTGGCCAGCGCCTGCACCTGGAGATCAACGCCCTTACTGTAGGTACCGGCCGCCTTAAGCGCCTTTACTATCTGCTTCCGGTAGTCTTCTACCGATTTTTTGTTTTCGGCCATATTACAAACACTTTTTGCAATTTTTCGCACACTTTCTGCGGTTTTCGTACGTTTTCCGGAAATTTTCGCACACTTCTGGGAAATTTTGGCCAAAGTTCCGGAAACCCAAAAATTAAAAAATCGTCGCTCAAGACTGGGGGCGAGGTTTAACGGCACACCCCCTGCCTTAAAAAAATACCCCCCCCCTCAACCAAAAAATTTTTCCACGGCTGCCGCCACTTGCGCTGCGTTGCGTCGCTTCGTCGCTTCACGGCCACAGCGTCCCAGTTCGGTGTGTGTCTGTACGTGGCAGGCGTGGCACAGACTGCGTAGGTTATGCGGGTCAAACATTAACTGAACCTTCGCCGCGTAGGTCAGTCCGTCTTCCACTGGTGTAACGTGGTGTACTTCGGTAGCAGGCGTAAGCAATCCTGCCTGCTGGCAGCGCTCACACAACGGCGAAGCCGTAAGCTTGTCACGCCTCAACCGCAGCCAGCGTTCCGTGTGGATCAGTCGCACGTAATCTTTGTCCTTTGCCATATCCTTATCTTTCGCTGTATTTCTTCCTTCGCCTGGCAGGTGGCACAATACTGCCCGGCGTTGCTTCCCAGTCGCCCAGATCGTTAAACATATCCAGAATATCGTCGCCCACGCTTACCGGCTTACGCTGCCGCGTCCTTCCTTCCGCAGCATCTGTATACTGCGTAAGGATATTCAGCATAGCGCGCGTCAGTTCGCAGACGTTCTTGAAGCCCCACGCTTCCTGCAACGCCTGCAACTTCCGGTACAGCCCTTCGTCCACTGATACGTTTATGCGCTTTCTGGCCATTTACAAGTTATGCTTCCGCAATAAATAGTTAAGACTGTCCAGCAAGCTTTGCTGCACGCCCTTCTTACTTTCCAAAGCAGCGTTAGCCCTTTCGTCCACCGTGTGCGCGCACAGCAGCTTGTACACGGTAACAGGGTGCTGCTGTCCCTGCCGATGCAACCGCGCGTTGGCCTGCTGGTATAGTTCCAGGTTCCAGCCAGTACCAAACCAAACTATGTAATGCCCGCCTGCCTGCATATTGAGACCGTAAGCCGTACTGGCAGGGTGGGCCAGCAGTACGTCTATCTTTCCTTCGTTCCAGTCCAGCAGCTGGGCTTCGCCCTGGTAGGCCGCAACCTTATAGGCTTTCAGCTTCCGCGCGATCCTGTCTATATCGTGCTTGTACTGGTAGAAAACCAGCACAGGGCTGTTGGCCGCCTCAACCAGTTCTGCCAGGCGATCCAGCTTTTCTTCGTGGACTTCGTGTACGTTGCGGTCTTCATCGTACACGGCGCCGTTGGCAAACTGGCTTAATTTGTTCATAAGGCCCGCCGCAGAATTAGCCAGCACGTTAGCCGGTTCGTCGCCGTGTTCGGCCTTAAATTCCAGCACCTTTTCCCTTTCAAAGGCCGTGTATCTGGCCATTATCGCGGGGGACAGCTCCACACGTTCCGTGTGTATCAGCAGATCGGGTAACTGTAGGTAGTCTTTGGCCTGCATAGACAGGCAAATATCCGCGATTTTGTCGCGTATGATCCTTTCGCAACCGGACTTGCAGGTGGCCCGCACTTCTATGTTATTCCACTTGTGAATATCAAAGTATGTTTCTTTATACCTGGTAACGGACTTGCCCAGACGGTCGCCCATATCCAGGCAATATATCTGCGCCCACAAGTCCACCAGGCCGTTAGGCGCTGGCGTGCCGGTTAAACCGACAACCCGCTGCACGGTCGGCGTTGCTATCCGCATAGCCTTGAAGCGCTGGGATTTTGAAGACTTAAAGCTGGTCAATTCATCTATAACCAGCACGTCGAAAGGCAGCATACCGCCGTAGATGCCGCACAGCCATACAAAGCTATCGCGGCCGATCACGTAGACGTCGGCAGGCTTTTCCAGGGCCAGGCGCCTTTGCTTTTCCGTACCCATAACCTTTACCACGCGAAGCCCGGCCAGGTGTTCCCACTTCGCCGCTTCCGTTGTCCAGGTCGTTTCGGCTACCTTCTTAGGCGCAACCACCAGCACTTTTTCCACTTCGCAGTCGTCAATAAGCTGTTGCACGGCAGTAAGGGTGCTTACCGTCTTGCCCAGGCCCATATCCAGAAACAAACCACAGCGCGGGTGTTCCAATATCCAGCGGGTCGCAGTCTTCTGATAGTCGTAAGGTCTGTACAGCATTATATCAAATCCTTTACGGCGTCCAAAGCCTTCAACAGGTCGTCCACCAATTCTTTACTATCCAGGACAGCCACGTTATGGCCCATTTCACGTAACTGGGCCATACGTATCTGCTGCACCCGGTTGGGCCGCTTGCCCTTGCTTTTCAATTCAACCCATACCGTTACGCCTTCCGGCATAAGCACTACGCGATCGGGATAGCCAACCACGCCAGGGTTACTGTATTTGAGACACACGCCGCCTTGCTCTTTTACCCGCTGCACCAGGTAAGCTTCGATCGCCTTTTCCGATACTTCGGCGTGTCTCACTATGTTTTCTATACTTGCCATTTTACGGTCTTTTTGGCTTGTAAACTCTCGCGTGCGCGCGTAACTTTACGCGGTTGCGGGTTTATATGTATTTTTCAGTATAAATGCCATATAAAACATTACTTTACTGCTTAACATAAATTTTTGGTTTACATAGTTTACAGGCATACATTTTATTAAATATCAATCATTTATCTGTAAACCGAAGCGTAAACCGAACAAATTTGCTTTAGTTTACGTTTACACCCTTTGAGGGTTGTAAACCAAACGCGTAAACTTCGGTTTACAGGCTTCGGTTTACAAATCTTCATCGCCTTCTGGCGGCAAATCTTCATACGTTTCCGGCGTTCGACGAAAAGCCTTTTGCACGCCGTACAGGGTTTCTGCGTGGCGGCTGCTGCTTACTCTTTCCCAGCCCGGTGTTTCGTCCAGCATCCGGCATATCTTCCGGGCCAGGTACTTATATTCCTTATCAGCCATTTCGCGGCCCATACGTTCGCAAATAAACTCTGCCGCGCAAACGCGGGTACGCTGTTGTGTACCGGTGGCGTCCAGCGGGTCGGGGTTCTTCCAGTACGCCTGCCGCCGCTTCAAATCCCAGCTGTCCCAATCGGCGGGCAGCTTTGCTTCCAGGAAGGCGGCCAGCATATCGCGCAGCGGGTCGTCGGCGTCGTCGTTGAAGGCTTCCTGCCGCGCCCTGGCTTCCGCTTCCAGATCGCCCGGTAGGTACAGTGTTTCGCCGTCGCGCCAGCACTGCACGGCTTCTGCCCATAGCTGGTTACGGTCTGCCGTCAGCGCGCCCAGCCAGTCTGCGTACCTACGCAGTGAAGGATTGGCCGGTATAACCCAAAAGCGACGGTTTCCGGTATCGCCCTTTAAGAAGTTGGCTTCGTTAGTCGTTCCGCAGAAGACGCACTGGCGTGGGTATTTCTCTACTACGGTACCATAGGCGGCGCGGTATATGTCTTCACGCCTGGTAATGTAGTTCTTTACCTGCTCCACGTCTGAGCGCTTGATACTGGACAATTCGGCAAGTTCGATTATCCAGCCCATACGCAGCTGCTCCATACCGCTCTTGCCTTCCGTGGTTGTAAGGCTGTCGTTAAACCAGTCGCCACCCATAACGGCAAACAGCGTGGATTTGCCGATACCTTCCGAACCGGCCACGATAAGGCAGTAGTCGTATTTGCAGCCGGGGTTCATAACGCGGGCAACGGCAGCGGTAAAGTGCTTTCGTGTCATAGCCCGGTTAAGCGGCGTATCTTCCGCACCGATATAGTCTATTATCAGCCGGTCAAGACGCGGCACGCCGTCCCATTGCAGACTGCTTAGGTATTCGCGTATGGGGTGCGCTCGGTGCCGCGTCAGCACGGCGTCTTTTGCGTCCTTGATCTTTTCTTTGCCACTTATACCGTAGTTTTCATCCAGGTATACCCGCAGGTTGGCGTCGTCGCGGTTGCCCCACTGGGTAGCCTTCCTGTCCCAGGGCAAGCCGCCCTTTACCAGGTCGAAGCTGCTGAACAGATCGTGCCAGATATGGCCTTTCAACTGCGGGTCGTTTTCCAGGATCGTGATTATATTTTTGGTGGTGGCCTTTGGCGCGCCCTTGCGGTCGTATTCTAAGGCTTCCATCCATTTGTCGCTTTCCGGGTCTTTATCCGCGTCGTCCACGGCGTCTATTCCGTCGAAATCGGCGTCTACAGACGCTTTCCGTTCTTTGGTCAGTAGTTTTCTTACCACCTTATCCGCCGCCGCGAAATCGGCCATTTTGAGGCTTGACGGCAGGCGGGTAATATCCGTTACCTTGCTGCCTTCATCGTACACGCCGAACAGGTGTATACGCACCAGGTCGTAGGCGTTGCAAAGCTGCATACTGGCCGGGTCGGTTTCGTGGTGGCTGTAGGCAAACTTGCCTTCGTAGCACACCAGGCCACCGGCCACCGATCCTTTGCGGTAGGTATAACGGCCTTCCGTCGCGGTCTGTTCGTAGACGTCAGCCAGGAAGGTGTCTATAGCGTCTTCAATCGTGTAGGCGCGGCAGAAAGCACCGATAAGGCCGGGTTTTTCCAGCGGGTCGCCCGCCTTGCGCAGTTCGTGCGCGATCGCGTCGCCTTCCCTGGAAGACGTGGGCCACTGGCTTGCGTCGTTAATGTCTTTGTACGTGGCCAGCACGGCGTCCACGTCGCACGCGGGGCCGTCCTGGTACTGGAAGACGTATTGACCGTCGCGGCTGGTACTGGGCCAATAGAAAAGACGCGGCAGCTGGTAGGTGGTAATGTCGAAAAGTTCGATACCGATTTCCGCAGCGATCCTGCGGCAAAGGGGTTCGTATTCGGCAGGCGTAACCTGCCGCGAAAGAGGAAACACAAGCCTGTAGCGGGGCTTTTCTTCGGTGTGCTTGTGCGTGCTGTACAGCATAGCTGCAAAGCCGTACGCCATAGTGAAGTCGTCCCACACGTCGGCTGTGCCGTAGTCTATATCCAGGGTGGCCACTGTCCGGTACATAACGTTCGGTGTCTTCCTTACGCCGCCGGACAGATAGCCGCCCACGAAGCCGCCCACGTCCTTAATGTCGCTTTGTTCTTCGCGGCTCATTTTCAAATACTCTTTGACGCTTTCGCCGGTGCGCTTCGTGGTGGCACACTTGTTTACTATCTCGCTCCACTTCCAGATACGGTTTTTCCATTTCTTGGATAACCGGCTGTGCGCGGTGGCCAGGTCTACGTCAAAGTCGTATCGTAGTTTAATCGCCATTATTTAAGTCGAAGTATTTGCCAAACTTAAAGCCCTTGCGCGGCTCATAGTCTTGCAGTTCTACCGTGTTATAAATAGCGCGCATATTCGCCCAGCGGGCAAGGTCTTTTTGCCACTGCGGTATTATCTGGTGCGGGTTGTTAAAGTCCCGGTAAGGCTGGAAGTGCGGCACAACCCAGCTAAGACCGCGTAGGTAGTTTACGCGTGCTATTTTTTCGCGGAAGTCATTTAACAGGCAGTAAGTAAAAACGTTGCCGTGGTAACCGTACTTAGTAAGCAGCCTGTAGGCTTTTTCTATGTAGGGTATCTGTGCTGTTTGGTCACAGGCAAGGCGTATGTACCTAATCCACTTTACGCGGGCCAATAGCTTGGCTGTTTCGTCGTTGATCAGCCGCGCGTCTATGCCCTGGTTAAAATCTACACGTATACGCATACCGGCTATCTTTTCCAGCTGTTGCAGGCCGTATTCCAGGGCCAGTATATTGTTATCCATTAAAATAACCTTGCGGCGATCGCGGGCGATTTCTTCTATATCCATATACGGCACCGGCGCACCCTCTTTCTTAGGTACTACGCACCACTTGCACTTATTCGGGCAGCCGCGCGTAAGAAAGCCGTAGGCCGTATCGGTTATGCCGTAGATAGAATAATCCGGCTGCTGGCGGTCTATGTAATCCGGCAGCTTCTTTTTCAGATCATAGCCGGTACCGCCGCGCTCCATTTCACAGTTGAAAGCGTACGGATAGTCTGGCGTGAAGGTAAAAACTTTGGATAGGTACACTTTATCGTAATCGGCAAACAGCGGGCTTACCCACTCTACCACATCGCCTAAACTTTTGTGATATGCGGCTATTTTCATAAGTGCCAAGTTAGGAAAACTGGTACTATCTACGTCCACTATGCCGATTTTAGCCATTATCTTTTACCGGTTTCTTTGCTGCGCCAATCAATGCAGCCGGACTGCTGGCCGTCGGTAATAATATCCATAACCTGGCACGTTCCGTCTTCCTGCCAAAACAGGCAGTTGTCGCAGCGCTTGTATTTGCTTCTGTCACGCATTTTTCTGATCTTGCTACCGTCTACCCCCCCCTTCTGATATACCGTTATGTTATCGGGTACGATCTTCGGAAACAGGGAAAGTTCGACGACGTTTTTACGCTCTTTTTTCATAGACCGGTACAGTTAAGTGTATTTGCGATCTTTATAGCGTGCTTGTTGGCTTCCTGCGCGGCGTTGCCGTCTTCCAAGGCTACGGTAACACTCCATATCGTAACCCAGATAAAGCGAAGCAGGCAGATTTGTACCCTTACTTTGTAGTGTACCGGGTACTGGATATAGGAATCATAGAAGGAATCGGAAGTAGTGTTGGTATGGTGCGCGCCGGTGTCTACAGGGCAGCCCTTGACGCGGGCAGGCAAACGGAAGCTATCTAAAATTTTCATACTGGCTACTGGGTTTAGGGGTTAGTCTTTCTTAAGAAAAACGGTTAACGCTGCAAGGGCGAAAGCGAAGTACATAGCATCTGCGTCGCCGTCGTTTTCTTCAAAAAGCAATTCTTGCGGTATTTCCACTATATCGGCCTGCTTAGCTTTGGCCAGGGCTTCGTTTAATTCTGCTTTCAATTCGGGCGCTCTGCTTTTCATAGCAAGCACGGCCGCCGCTGCGTTCATCGTTTCTTCCGGGATAACAAAAGATACTTTCATACTGGTTACTGGGTTTTATTGGCCCGGCCTACGCCGGGCCTGTAAGGTTAAAGACTGACTACTGAAAGGTTAAGAAATAAATGCTGAAACCGCGCGCACCCGACACCTGTAGCTGGCCTTAGCGGTGTAGCCCATAGTGCCGTTGCTAAGATACAGACGCCAGGCGAACGTCTGGCTGTACTCTGTGGAAGTCCAGTACCACCAGCCTTCAATTTCTTCGCCGCCCACTTCGCGCAGCGCCTGGTTGATCTGCTTGCGGAAAAGGTGGATAAATAGCATTTCGCCCATAGCCGGTACGTACTGACCGTCCTTAAGCTGAGCAGCAATCTTCGGGTTAAGGATAGCAGCTTCGCGCATCCTTTCGGTGTTGGCCTGTCCGGCCCAATCGTCGGCTGCGTCTTCGCAGGTGTCACGGTACGCGGCTTTGTCATAGCTGGCAGGGCTTTTAGCCGTCGTCAGCGTGTAGTCTCTTTCATCGTCTTCCGGGCCTGCCATATCGTACAAGTCCACCACCAGGGATTTGCCGCCAAGCTTCACGCCAACGCCGGTGCATTTTTCCTTCATCCAGTCGGTAACGGTGCCGGGCTTGTAAAGCTTCTGTTTTGGTATCTGGCCGTCGAACAGCAGGTAAATGCCGTCCGGGTAGTCGTCGAAATTGTCGTCCGGTTCAGTCTGCCGACGTACGAAGCCGCCAGCAGGGAAACGGTCTTCTACCTGTATGCCTTTTCCGTCTCCAAACAGGGATTTGTTTTTAACCAAAAGCGCCCAGTCAACTTCGATTGTCAAATAGGATTCGATTTCTGCGGCCCTTTTCGGGTCGCCTTGCGCTGCCATAAGCAGGGCTACGCGGGTAATTTCACTTGGGTTCATACTGTTATTACTTTAATGGGTTTATAGGTTCGTGTTTAAGCATAGCAAAGGAAACGTGGCTGTACACGTCGTCGGCTACGAAGGCGTTTGCTTCTTCGCCTTTCTCGCTAAGCAGGCGATCGTCCGGCCCGGTACCGTAATCGTGGAAGTATACCAGCATCCGGGTACCGTTCGACAGTTCTACGATATACGGTTTGTCGAAAAAGTTGCTGTACATATCCTGGATTTCACACTTGCTGACAGACACCAGGTAATTGGTGTTAATCTCTGCAACGCCGCGTCCAACAGTCCAGCAGCGTACGCCGTAGCGTTTAATAGCCGCGTATGTATATCGTACTATTCTTTTCGTTTCTGCCATAGGTCGTTAGTCTTTGAGGTAATAAGGGGTGGTGTAACCTGCGCCTTTCAGCGGCAGATCGCGGCACCAGTCTATAGGTTCGCTAAACAGCGCCTCAACGTCTGCAAGACACTGGCCCGGTGCGGCTTCCACCACGATTTCGTCGTGGATATGGAATACGACCGGCAGGCCAGCTTCGCGGGCGCGCAGGATCACGATACCCAATATATCGCGGGCAATCGCCTGCACTACGTTTTCGGTAAGCTTACCGCCGTAGGTGCGTATTTTGTCCCACTTCTTTGTCGTTTGGTTAGTGCCTTCGTATTCGATAATTTCGTGATCGCCGCGCCAGCCGTCGTTACGTTCAACGCCGATGCTGGCACGCGGGTAACACAACGTACGGCCGGAAGGCAGCGTGATAGTAAGCATACCCCACTGTTTGCCAACCACGATACCACGGTTAACGCGTACGCTTTCGCCTGTGGTTATAGCCTTGATCGCGGCGGCTTCCAGGGTCTGCCACAGTTTGGTTATATTCTGGTTGGACTTGCGCCACAGCTGTACGATTTCCTTTTCTTCGTCTTCGGACAGGCCCAGCCTGGCGCCGCCCATTGCTTCCAGGGCAGACACGCCGCCGCCGTAGCCCAGGGCCAGTACTGCGATCTTTCCTTTCTGCCGCAGTTCGGCGTTTTGCCCGTGCTTTTCCACCGGTACGCCAAACATTTTCGACGCGGTGCTGCAATATATGTCGCCACCCGCTTTGAACACGTCCAGCACCCAGTTTTCGCCAGCAAGCCACGCGATCACGCGGGCTTCGATAGCGCTAAAGTCGCAAACGTGGAAGATATGGCCAGGCGCGGCCACGAAAGCGGTACGGATCAGTTCGCTAAGTACGTGTGTAGGGTTGCTGTAGTTATCGGTAAATTCTTCCAGGTCGCCGCGCTTTACCAGGCTGCGGGCATAGTCCAGACTTTCCAGGTGGTTTTGCGGCAGGTTCTGCACCTGCACCAGACGACCGGCCCAGCGGCCTGTACGTGCGGCGCCGTAGAATTGCAGCAGGCCGTGTATACGGCCGTCGTCGCACACGCATTTAAGCATAGCCGTGTATTTCTTGCTGCTGGTCTTGGCCATATCCTGCCGCAGTTCGATAAGTTCCTGCGCGTCCGGGTATTCGGTCAGCTGGTCTTTGAGGTCGGCCAGCACTTTTTTGTTTAGGGTTTCAACCTGGCTGCCGGTTGTTTCCTGGATAAAGCGCTTAATCTGCGCCGGGCTGTTGGGATTATCCAACCCGGTAAGCGTCTTGGCCTGCTGGGCCAGCTGTGCTTTGTATTCAGTATCGAAACGTTCTGCGTTTTCAACCAGCTGCCGGTCAATCAGCACGCCGCGATCGTTAATTTCTTGATCTGCGATATACAACTGGTCGTCGAAGGCCGGTACTTCCAGACGGCGTACCTTCGCCAATATCGCCTGTTCTACTTCGACGTCGCGGATATTGTACGCTTTGAAAGTGGCCCAGCGTTCTGGCGCATCGGCAGGGTACCGGCGGCCGTTTTTACCGGGCAGGGAGAAATAGCGGATAAGGGCCGCGCCTTCCTTCATCTTACCTGCTTGCAGGCGCAGCACTTCGCCGCACTGACCCAGTGGCAGCGGCAAGCCCAGGCGCGCGGCGCGTACCATAGTACAGCGCCACTGCGCCGGGTTTAACCGCTTACCTAGGTACCGGCCCAGGTTCACGCGTTCAAAGGTGGCATTATAGGCTGTCTTTACCACGGCCGGATCGGTCAGCGCGGCCAATACGTCTTCCGGCAGGCTTTCGCCGCTGGCCAGATCAACGCACCGCACCGGGCCACCGTCCACGGCGTAGGCAAACAGCAGTATAGCCCAGTCCGGCGCTTCCACGTAGCGGTAAACGCCGCAGCTTTTAAGGTCGTAACTGCTGTACGTCTCTATATCTATGCCTAATTCCTTCACAGCCTATTCGGTTTTCTGTTCTTTGGCCTTTTTCGCGGCTTTTGCCGGGGTCTTCTTTGCGTTGGTAGATTTCCTTACCTTAGTAGCTTTGGGCTTTTTTGCGGGCGTGGCAGGGGCCGTGCCGGGCTGCTGTTCCTTTTCCTTCTTTTCGCGGTCAAGTTTCCAGCGCAGGGCTTTGTTTACTGCGGCGTCCATAAGGTCGCTGATATAGGCCCGCTGGCCGCTGGGCAGTTCGCTGGTCTTGGCTTGAATCTTCGGCGCTTCGGCCAGGATAAATTCGGTATTCAGTTTGCCTTCCCTTTCAAGCTGCCGGAAGGGGTCGGACTTAAGGCCGTGCGGCGCGTCCTTTTCAGCGTTCCAGTGCTGCAAACGTTGGGCTTTCAACAGCTGACGCAGCGCCGTTTCTACGTCTTTGGGGTCTACTTCAATGTAGTTTACTTCGGGTTCTTCCATAATGCAAAAGGATTAAAGGCGCGCGGCGTGGCTATTACAACTATTTACTATATCATCGGTTTGACTTCAAGTAAAGCACTTCGCCGCACGCCATAGGTTCTACAGGTCTTCGTCGTCTTCGCTGCTGGTGTCAACGTCGCCGAAATCAGCTTCCGCGCTGACGCGGCCGCCCAGGTGGTCGTCGTCCTTCCACTTCATAATGTTGTTGAGGCCGCAGGCCACGCCCTTATTGCCGCTCGTGTCGTAAGGGAAAAACGTAACGGACACGATCGCCCAAACGCCGCTGTAAATTTCTTCTTCGTCCACAATCGGCTGCTTGTTCCGATCCACGATACCGGGGCGCGTATTGCACTTCGCGTTCACATAGAAGTTGTTTTCGTACAGTTCATCGTCTTTGTCGTCGCCGTCGTTCAGCGGCAGGGCCAGTTTCTTAGGCTCTTTGCCAGACCATTTCGACACGATACCAGCCTGCTTCGCTGCCTCAATGGCTTCGCGCAGGGCCTTTACGGTTTCCTTTTCCGATTTGGGGATAAGTACGTTAGTCTGGTACTTGCCGTCGGCAGCGTCGCCGCTTGGGTTATGCTTGGCAAATACGTGGGTGTAGGACAGACGGCAAGGGCCGAAAATTACCTTAGTGCCGTTTACTTTGGGTGTAATCATAATTACTATTATTGTTTTATCGTCTCCTGGAAAACGCCAGGCCGTGTTTGTTTCTTAAAAAAGGCGGCTGGTTCCCGAACACTTCACACTCACATACCCGCTGTTGGCTTTTAAGGGTTAGTAATAGTTTAGTTCCAGCCGCCTGGTGTTATTCCTTGCTGGTGTCAATACCGGCGAAGTCGTCAGCGGCGGCGTTATAGTCGGGCCGTTTATCTGACGCAGGCGCCAGCGTTGGTTTGCCCTGCGGTTTTATGATCCATTTTTTGCAGATAGCGGTAAAGCGTTTAGCACCTACCACCTTTTCCAGATCGGTAATACCACGCATTTCGCGGGGCTTCATAATCGCGTCTTCCGAAAAGCCAGCTTCCAGCAGCGCTTTAGCCGCAGCGTCGGTATCGGTTATTTTGCGGTTGCTGCGTCCGGCCACCAGCTTAAAACCTGGGTATACCGTACCGTCCAGTGCCTGTGACAGGGTGTATTCTTCCACGCCCTTTAACCAGGTGGCCACAGTATCAAGCAGCGGCAATACGTCGCGGGCCAGTTCTTCCGGCGTTAGCAGCCGGGGGTCTGCCTTCGTGGTGGCTGGTTCGATACAGGCTTTGGCCAGTGCCTTGCAGGCGTGCTTGACTTTACAGAATTGGCACCACTCGCCCGGCACCTGCGGGCCGTTACCTTCGTACGCCTGCCGGGCCTTCGGCATTAACACGTTGTCGGCCCAGCCCAGCAGATCGGTAACAGTCATTTCCCAGGTGCTAAGGTTATCCAACCGGGGCTGTACGATCGTCATACGCACCCGCTGGATATTGTATTCAAAGCTATAGGCTTCGTAAGCGCCCAGGGCGTATATCTTCATTTGCGGGTTGTCTTTTGCCTCAACCCTTACGCCCTTACCGTATTTGAAGTCAATAATATCCAGGATGCCGTCGGCGATAATTGCCGCGTCGCCGGTACCGAAAGCGTTAGGCACCCAGCGGGAGAAATCCAGCCGCACTTCCACCAGCAGCTGCGCGTCGGCGGTATGGGCGCGCGCTGCGTTGAACCGTTCCAGTACGATAGTCTTGTACGTTTCGGTGTATTCGTCCATTTCGCCGGTGTGGTACTGGTCGAAGTATTCGGCTATCTCTTTGTCTTCGTCTTTCGTGGGCAGCCCTAAGAAGGTCTTAAGATGCCGCGCGCAGTAGGCGTGGGCCAGCGTGCCTTCGCGTGCGTAGTCGCTGCCTTCGTCCGGCTGTCCTGCTTCCAGTCGCGGGGCAGCCGTGCAGTTCAGCCAGCGGTGCGCGGCAGAAGGGCTTAATAGTGCGTGTTGGCCGGGCATACTACTTAAGGCTGTAAGTTAAATTCGTGGTACCCGGTGCGGCCTGGATAGTTTCGGCCGCTGCGATAAACGCCTGCCGTTTTTCCTGCGGCAGGGCGCTGGGTTTCTTCTGGCCGCTAAGGGCGTCAGCGATACGCTTGAAAGCGTCGGTCATAGCCCGGTGCATATCGTCGCTGGGTTTGTCCTTGTAGTCTGGGCCTTCGATACGGCAGCGGGCGTTGTGCATAGCGGTACGCACGTCTTCTTCGGAAGGGTAGAATACTTCATCCGGCATATCGCCAGGCGCGGGCGCTTCCGGTGCTTCGGGTTCTGCCGGTGTTTCCTGCTTAGGCTTGCGGCCACGTTTCGTGGCAGGGGTTGCCGGTGCTTCGGGTTGTTCTTCGGCAGGGGCCGGGGCCGCTGCCTGCGCGGGTACCTCAACTGCGGCACCCTGCCGGTTGAGGATAGCAGATACCAGGCTGACAACTTCGGGTTGGAAGCCGATCTGCACGTTAACTTTTACTTCTAACATATTGCTAATGGGTTTTTGGGATTTTTACAAGTGGTACATTTCGCCCCAACACTTAAGGATTTGTTCGCCGGTCGTAACTGTACGACCGCCGCAGCGCCGGGCCTTGAAAATGATTAGGCCGTCCAACTCATACTTGCGGACGGTGTGGCGATCCACGCCCAGAAGCTTGGCCGCTTCCGTTTTACTGTACAATCCGTCCAGGATCACTTCGGGCCGTTGGATTCTCATAGCGCGTATTTGGTTATGGTAAGCCGGTTGTTTACGTAGTCGGTTGACACGCTAAACTTGCAGCGCAGCTGGTTTTGCAGCTGGTAAGCCACGGACTTGCCGTTGTCGCAGGCTTGCGCGTTCGGCAGGTCGAAGGTTCGCGTTTCGCCGATAGCCATAGCCCGCAGTGCGTCTCTGGTTACTTTTTCCATTTTAGGCGTCTTTAAGGTTTACTTTTTCGGTTAGGTATTCAATGGTGTAAAGGGCGTTGGAAAGTTCCAGCCCGGAATAGAGGCTACCCGCGCCCTCAACTGCGATAAGGCGTACAATCAGTGATCGGACTTCACGCAGCTGTTGCGCAAGTTCTTCCGCAGACATTTCTGTGTTTTGCAGAATAACGGTGTCTTTCAAATCGGCCATTGCCTTAACAAATAATTAGTTACTTATTTACTTATATCCTTTGCCGATTAGAAAAACTGCTGTATCTTTGCAGGTGGTAATGGTGTTGGGGCAAAGACCCTGGCAGCTTTTCTTGTCGGCGTGGGTGTTACTTAGTTACTCATACCGACAACAAAGATACAACAAATTTGTTAAGTTGTTCACATAGGCGTTAAATTTTTTTGAAAAATTTTTTGTTATGGTTAACAATGGTGTGAAGATAGCGGCGGTAATTACGCACTTCGCTGGAAGTCAAAAAGAGTTCGCAGACCGGATAGGCGTCGGTTCTGCTGTCGTTAGCAATTGGAAAAAGCGTGGCGTTGACAGCGTAACAACACTGTGTACGATATTCGACGCGTACCCCAACTTAAACCCGGCGTTCCTATTCGATGATAACGCGCCGATAGAGAAACAACAGGCTGGGCCTATCGGGCCTTTTGCCGGTAATAATGGCTCACAGGTCAGCAATAACGACAGCGCAGTAGTAAACCGCTTCCTATCTATCATTGAGGAAAAAGACCGGCAGATAGCCCAGCTGCTTGAAATGCTAAAGAAATGAAACGAATAGTAACCCTGCTGGCCGTCTTGCTGCTGGCGGCTTGTACCGATTTAGGCATACTTCCGCAAGACGGCCGGTACGCGCCAAATTATGCAGGCGCCCCAAATATCACAATAACCATAAGTGGCGGCCAATGCGCCGTTATAGACTGGGATAATTACCATATAACAGACGTAACCACAAGCGGCCATTATCCGAAATATAAGTACACGGCAAGTAGTAGCGTGTATCAAATTAACGCGTCAATACGCTTTACCGAACAGAACATATTTACCGCTGATATAAAGGGTTCATACATAGACGGCCCGGTATCTATGATCATAGACAACAGCGAATTGCCGTTTATCAATATATCAGCAAATTTTCAGCAAACCAAAAATGGCAGTAACTAACTATGGCTAAATCAATGATATACACGAAGCCCACAATACCCAAGGGGACGCGGGACAAATACCCAAATTTTTAACGGCTATAACGCTGCAAATCAACGCAGTAAGTATTGTAACATAGTTGTTACAAAGGCACTGCGGCGGCAAAAATTCAGCAAATTATTGGCGTTTAACGGCGTGTTAAGGCCACAAAAGGAAACTTTTTCAGCAAATTTTCAGCAAACTATGGGTAAATCTTCACTGCGATTAGACACGCGCAGGCCGCTTAAAGACGGCACGTACCCGGTACAGGTTAAAGTCGGCTTTGGCACTAACCTGTATTTGGCCACCGGCATTTACCTGGCGAAGGAAGACTGGGACGAAAGGTTACAGGTATGCACCGGCAGGGCCGCCCGGAAGATTAACAACATACTGGCCACCTTCCTGCTTCAAACCAGCAACCGTATATTGGATTTGCGGCAGTCCGGGCAGTTCGACAAACTAACCGGCGCCCAGCTGCGGCAGATGCTTACCAACCTGGAATTGACGCAGCCCACGATTGGCGTGCCGACGGTTGGGGCGTACATAGATCGCGTTAAGGCGTTGAAGACGGATAATACCCAGGTATCGTACCGCACCACGCGGCACCGGCTTTCTATGTACTGCGACGTGGACGCCCTGCTGTTCAGTGATCTGTCTTACGCCTGGTTTGAAGGCTGGGTAAAGCAAATGGAAGACGACGGACTGAAACGCAACACCGTGGCCAAATACCTTAAGGTCGTCAAGACGGTTATTAAGTATGCGGAAGACGACGGCATACAGGTTAACCCCGGCTACAAAAAAGTGAACAGCCGGGCTGAAACCGATACGCCTATGCGCAACTTGCCGGTAGAGACGCTGCGCCGGATTCGTGACACGGAAATAAAGGGTAAGACCGCGTGGTACAAAGACGCCTTCCTGCTATCCTTCTATCTTATCGGCATAAATATGGCCGATCTGCTGGCCTGCCCGAAAGGCTGCATAGTAAACGGCCGCTTGCAGTATAAACGTGCCAAGACCGGCAAGAATTACAGTATACTTGTACAGCCGGAAGCGCAGGCCATTATAGACCGCTACCCAGGCAAAAACCACCTGCTGAGCTTCGGCGAAAAAGTCAAAGGGTTTAGGCAGAATTGCAACGCCCTGCTTAACTCCCTGGAACCGGGGCTGACGTGGTACTGGGCGCGCTACAGCTGGGCCAACTTTGCCGTTGATCTGGATATACCCAAAGACACGATCAGCGAAGCGCTGGGCCACAAGCACGGCAGCACCGTTACCGGCGTCTATATTAAATATAGCCTGGATCGCGTAGACAAAGCCAACCGGCAGGTGCTTGATTACTTCGCGGGCAAAGACAAAAAATAACGCGCGGGGCTTCACAGCTGCGCGCGTGGGTTGCACTTTTACAGAAACGGTTTGCTACACTTTTATTCTGAGGTACAAGAAGATTAGCCAGATTATCCCGGCTATGATACACAAGCCACCGACAAAGGCAAGTGCATTTTTCCACCAGGGCGTATACTGCACCCGCTGCACGCGGTCAATATAGACCGGCACGCCGATGCTGTCGCGCTGGTGTACAAACAGTGTGTCGCGCAGATACCTGTACACCTGTACGGTGTCGTGGGCTGTGCGCGTCTTATAGATATACTTTTCGCGGTACACGGTTTGGCCTTCCACGTATACGCTGTCACGCTCTACAACCGTGTCGCGCAGGTGCTGCACTTCGCGGATCGTGTCGCGCTGGACGGTATTGTGGTAAACGGTATCGTGTACGATCTGCGGTACTTCAACCGGTATGCCGGGCCGCAGGACGCTGCACCCAGCCAGTAGCAAGGCGCAGCACAGTGTCAATAATAGTTGTTTCATCGTCCTACGTATTTGGTTATCGCGTCGAAATGCAGGGCCACTATAGCCTTGCGGCCTTCGTCGCTAAGCAGGTAATCTACGTCGTCGCGGTTATCCTGGAAAAGGTTTTCTGTTAGCACGGCCGGGCAGTCGGTTTCGCGGCAGATCGCCAGCGATTGTACCCAGTATTTCTGTGCGGGTGTGGGCTTGCGTACCTTTAAGCCCTGCGCGGTGGCAGCGTCGGCCAGCGCTTCGGCCAGCCGTTTGCTATTAGCACTTGCGTTCTGGGCCACGAACACAGACCAGCCGCGTGCCGTATGCCACTGGCCGTTATTCGGCGGTGCCGCGTTGCAGTGGATAGAAACCAGCAGGCAGTTAGACGCACCCACACGCTTGCAGATCGCGTTGGCGCGCTTTACCCTGCTGTCGGTGCCGCTGTTCAGTGGCACGTCGCGCTGTTCCGGTACCAGCAGCTGGGCGTCGTACCCGGCTGCGGCCAAGTGGGCCAGCAGGTCTATAGCAATTTCGCGCGCGTACTTGTATTCGCGCAGGCGGCCGTCCGGGCTGCGCTTGCCGGGCGTTTCTTCGCCGTGGCCGTTGTCTATAATAATTTTCATATCGCTAATCTTCGGCGGGTTCGGGGATAGGTTCGGGGTGTTCGGCAGCTGTGCGCGCGCGGGTTTCCTGTTCAAACAGGATAGCCGCAACCATTTTGGCCAGATCATCTTTGTTTTCTATAATTACGTTCATCGTCTTTTCAGCCTTGCGCAGTTCTTCTTTCTGCCAGGACTTTTCGCGCACGCTCTTAAATTCGCAGAAGACACAGTAAGCGGCCCACAGCATAGAAAAGGCCGGTACCGGTATTAGCACGCATCCCAGCATATCAATGCACACCAGCACCAGGTAAGGGCTGAAATACTTGCGGGCTTTCTCGCAGGTTTTCTTGAAACCCTGGCTGGTAGTGGCTTCGCCGCGCTGCTTGGCTTTCTGGATTCCGAAATAAAGGTCAATGGCCATTGCCATAATAAGCGCCGCCGTGGCCACCGCGATTAAGACCGCGTGGCCGTAAACGTGGCTGACGTAGTTAAGTAAAGCTTCGTTCATCGTTTGGGTAGTTATGAAGGGTGTAAATAAATTCGTTTTCCTGTGCTTCTACCGTTACCAGGTAACGCGTCGAAAGATGCTGTACCAGGCCGGTGTCAAGCTTGCCGCTGCGAAGCACAACCAGCGGCTGCGTTTCCTTAGTAGTCCCCATCCCTAATACGCTGTAAGGTTTCGCCTTTGATTGTATATTTGTTGCGCAGGCAGACCGTTTCCCAGCGGCCTTTAACGTAAATATACTGCCACGCCTGCGGGCTGATCAACTGCAATACCTTTACCCGGTTGCCGTATTCGTTGCACTGCCGAAGCAGACCAAGATAGCTGTTAATGCTGGCCACGGCGTGCCGTACCTGGCGCAGGTCTTTAGCGTCGTTGAGGCGCCGCACGGCCGCCACAAAGTTGGACAGCACACGGTTGCAGATATACGTACGACCGGGCTTAATGATCATACCGGTAAACTCTACGCCTTTGCTGTAGTGTTGCAGGTAGAATTTGTTTTCGTTCAGCGCCAGGCCGTATTCAGCCAGCTTGGCCCTTATCTTCGGCACGGCGGCCAGCAGCACGTTTTTGTCTTTATGGATCGCGTACAGGTCGTCCACGTAGCGGCCGTGCAACGTTAGGCCCAGTTCTTCCAGGTACCAGTCCAGGACGTTAAGCAGGAAGTTGGCAAATAGCTGGGCAAACAGGTTGCCTATGGCAACACCCTTGCCGGGTGTATTCGTGAAAAAGGATTTGTGCGGCGGCAGGAAATCCCACAGGCGCGGCGGGCTGTGGCGTTCGCAGTTCTTTTCCGGGCAGTGCATAACCACCACGCGGCAGACGTACCGCAAGTCTTCCACGTCCGGGCCGGTATAGTGCCGGACTATGAAAGCGTCTATCATATCGGCCAGCAGGGCTTTATCTATACTCATAAAAAAGCCCTTTAAGTCCAGCTTCATTACCCAGCAGTCGGTAGTGTAATTTCGGCTGGCCACCTTCATATCCTCTTGAAGCATCTTAATACCGTACAGCTGGCCTTTGCCCTTGCGGCAGTTGAAGGTACGCGGGCTGAATATCTTTTCAAAAAGCGGCTCTAACCGCAGGCCCATATAGTGGTGTACGATACGGTCTTCAAAAGAAGCGGCAAACACTTCACGGTAGCGCGGTCGCGTAACGACAAAGCAAATAGACTTGCCCGGTAAATAGCTGCGGGTGTTAATGCGATCGCGCAGCGCGATTAACCGCGCTTCGTAATCCATTTCATACACCACCGCACTGGCTGTTCTCCGCTTGCGTCTGCGGCAGTCATAGTACGCTTCCAGCATATCTACCAAAGTAATCATCTACTTAAAATGTATTTCAGTTCTTATAAAACCTTTTTCCGTAAGAAGTGCTGAAACCGCGCGCACCCGATTCCTGTTGCTGGCCTTAGTGTTGTTGTTCATATTGCCGTTGCTAAGATTCAGATTCCAGGCGTTCGTCTGGCTGTACTCTGAGAGGCTCGCAGTCTGCGCCATATTGTCTTGTTCTTAACCAGAAATGCTGGTATATGGCCCATTTATTACGGAAAACGCACGCCCAGGCGGCCGGGGCCTTACCTGGTTCTGGCGATTATTCGCCGTCGTCCTTGCGGGAAGCGATCAGCGAATTTTTCCACGCTGTACATTGCTTGCCTATAGCGTCCATTAGTTCTACGATCTGTGCGTGCCGCCCTTTGCTTGCTATCCATTTCCTTTCGCCAGCCTTCCGCACTAAGGTTTTAAGGGTTTCAAACTTGATCTGGAAAGACACCAGGTACGTTATACGCGTTTCCCTGTCACGGTTCATATATGCCGCCGCTATATCCTGTATCAGTTCTATGGCCAGTTCGTGCATCTTGCTGCCGACACTGTATTTGTACTGACGCGGGAAGTTCGGCGTTATATCCAGAATATGATCCAGCAGGGCGTTTGCGTCCAGGTATATTCGGGTGTTCGATACCAGTTTCACTTTGTCTGCCATAAAGCCTTAGTGCTAAGCTTTGATACGGCTACCGCCGTATCTTAAAGGTTAAAGACTGACTACTGGAAGGTTAAGAAATAAATGCTGAAACCGCGCGCACCCGATACCTGCCGCTGGCCTTAGTGATGCTGCCCATAGTGCCGATGCTAAGATTCAGACCGCAGGCGTACGTCTGGCTGTACTCTGTGGAAGTCCAGTACGCTGTTTCGGCAAGCAGGGTAGCACCGGTAATAAGACCCAGGGCGTAGTTAATCTTCGTCATATTGGCGTAGATCATCATCATTTCGCCCAGCGAAGGAAGCCACCATTTACCGGCGGTAAGGCCGTAGCCGTTCGCGTTGGTGCGGCTGTAGGCTGCACAGAAGCCCGGCGCGTAGCTTGCGCCCTGGCACTCTGCGTGCGTCAGCTGCGCCGTAGTGTTCGCCTTACCGGCCCAGTCGCTGACGCACGCAGAGT